TCAAAAATAACGATTCTATTAGCAACGCTTTTTACTTTAGGACCATTTTTAAATTTAGTACCACCATTACAGGTATTAATATAAAAAACACCGGTGAGAATATTTTCGGGTCCAGCAGTGTCAGTATGATAAGGTGTTCTTCTATTAAAAGTAGTTTTGACAGTCAGAACAGACATAATTCTATTCAAACCACGAACATTAAGTGTAGGTAAACATTGTTCCATTAAAGGAAAGTAATCGGATTTTTCACCGTTCCATGGTGGTTTTAAATCAAAAAATGTGTGTGTAAACATTGTTCTTCCGTCTTTTGGAAGAACGGCACACTCATTGTAATACCACGGAAACGTGTCACTGGTTAAAGATTTTTGTATGGATTTAAACTGATAATCTGGTAAAAAATTATCTATGATTTCAAGATCCATAACTAAACTCTTCGCGAGCGATGTCATCCAGTTTCTGCATCACCTCATCAGTGAAATACTTATCTGGATTCTTGTAGATCTCTTTGGCGTAGACTTTCTTGCCGTCTATCTCATAACGACCTGCCACGTTTTTCCAGAGACCACCCAGTTCACCAAGTTCAAGAAGACCATAATATCGATCAAGACCACGCTCATCGTAATAAAGACGCACCGTAACATCTTTGTTCTCCTTACTCAGACGCGACTTAGCAGTCTTAGCTTTGATAAGGTTGCCGACAACAGTCGTTCCATCCTTTTCTTTTTTCTTGCTGAGATAAATGATCGTACTGGCGGCATACTTGAGGCCACTGCCTCCTCCCATTTCCTTAGTCGGTACGTAAGCTCCGATGACATCGTATGTGTGATTTGTGACAATGAGCGGAACATTTGCTTGTCCTAGTTTGAGTGTGAGCATTCGGAACGCACCTTTGACCAATTGAGATTTGGTCATATCACGAACTTGTTTGTCGTTCAGTGCGTCAGTGATTTCTTTCTCTGTAGAAAGCATTCCCAAGGAGTCTAGGACAAACATGCAGGGTTTGCGTTCATCTTCAGGTTTTTTTAAGTATATATCTACAGCACGTAATGCTTTGCTTCTAAACTCCTCAATTGTAACAACATTGATAACAACCAGGCGATCTAGGTCAATACCCCGACTTGCGATAAGATTCTTATTGACAGCGGCTTCAGTATCAAAATATAAACAATACCCGTCAGGATTAGAATCCAGGAAGTTCTTGACAACGGCGAGACTGAAAAAAGTTTTTCCAGTGCTAGACTCACCAGCAATGGCAGTAATCTTATTCCCAGATACACCACCAAATATAGACCCTGAAACAAGTCCGTTAAAAATGTACGAACCTGTGTCAACAAATTTTTCTGTGTCGTCGATGTCTGAGGCGAGTTTTGTATAGTCATCTCCGATCTCTTTACA